GATCACAGTTGGCGACGTCGAACTGGACGACGGTAGTATTGTTGAGGAGGCGTTGTCAGTTCAGGCGGGTGACAGTGGTGTCACTGCTGCGCTGCATCACGCAACCATTCTGTCTCTTATGGATGAGAACGAGGCACAGCAGAACAAAATTGAATCACAGCAGGTTGAAATTGAAGCACTTAAGTCAAACCTTGAGGAACTGAAGAAAATTGTGGAGGGGCTCATCGCTTAGTAATTCAGTCCGTTACGCCTGCCTCAGTATGCGCTGTTTATATCAGAAAAGGTGAAGTGATCAGGCTGAATATCCGTATTAACATGCCTCTTTACCTGAAGCTGTTAACCGGAGGGACTATTATGCGACCACTGATTACTCATGATGAAATCGAAATGTTGAAGCGTGACCTTGATACGTTAGGTGAACAAAACCTCGTCGGCATTGAAGCGTACGAAGCGCTGCACCTGCTTGAGATGCGTCGGCAGACAGCCAAGCTTGAGTTTATTAAACGTGCATTAAATACGAAAGAGTGAATTAAATAACGTTGCCCGGCTTCACTGCCGGGAACGGACTCAGTTGACAATACAGTAAGCCAGTTAAAGCCTCCCACAAATTCTTTGATTATCTCTCAGCACATCAATAGCTGTTTGCATGGCAATTTTATTATCACGGCGCTTCTGTTTACGCTGGGCTATCTGTAGATGTTCAAGCAGGGTACGTGTATTAATAGGACGACCAGTTTTACCCACCTCAAGTACTGCATTACCAAGGATAATTTGTACAGGTGGTAACTGAGAAGGGAACCAGTCTAATGTGTCTTCAGATTTCATGCGAAAAATCTCTTGGCTGGACATCATAACACAAATAAAAAACTTCATTCATTTTCATTTAAAGAAGGATACTGGCAAAATTCTCACATCGGCCAGTCTTTTGATAGAAAAGGAATTATTTATTTATGTTTTATGTACGGCGCTTGGGGAATATTTTGATATGGCAAAAATAAAATCTTTTAATTATGAATTATTGAGATGAACTAGGGTCTAAACGTCAAACGTATCGCTTAATGATGAATGGATTTGAGTTTTTCCTTTCGCGCTACAGATTATTAACGCCTTAAGGAAAAATATGCCTATACCTTTCAAAAGAGATTTACTTCTTCCCCGTCACTGGCTTACATGGTTCGGTCTGGGTATGCTCTGGCTCATTGTTCAACTCCCTTACCCGGTGCTCTGCTTGCTTGGTCGTTTCCTGGGTAAGTTGTCTAAGCCTTTTCTTAAAAAACGAATGTCCATTGCAGAAAAAAATATCACTTTGTGCTTTCCGGAAATGTCCGCAGATGCGCAAAGGAACCTGATTAACGAAAACTTCACCTCTCTGGGAATGGCACTGATCGAGACGGGTATGGCATGGTTCTGGAGCGACCAGCGTGTGCGAAAATGGTTTGATATAGAAGGGCGCGAAAACATTACAAGTGCAAAAGGCGCAAATAAAGGGATTATGGTAATTGGCGTCCATTTTATGTCGCTCGAGCTGTGCGGTCGCGTCATTGGACTGAGTAGTCCGGTGATGGCGACCTATCGACCACACAACAGCCCGTTAATGGAATGGGTTCAGACGAAATGTCGTTTACGCTCTCTAAAGTCGATGATCGACAGACGTAATTTGAAGGGGCTGATCGGCGCACTGAAATCAGGCGAATCAGTCTGGTTTGCCCCTGACCAAGATTACGGACCAAAAGGTAGCGTATTTGCTCCATTCTTTTCTGTTAATGATGCCGCAACTACTAATGGTACTAACGTTATTTCAAGATTATCCAATGCGAATATACTCACGATGAGCATGATACGAAAGCCGAATAAAAAAGGTTATCGACTTTATATCAGTGCTCCCTTGATTGATTATCCGGCAGGTGACGAGGTGAAAGCTGCTGGCTATATGAACAAACTTATCGAGCAAGAAATAGGTCGTGCGCCTGATCAGTATCTGTGGATGCACCGGAGATTTAAAACAAGACCGGAAGGAATGGCTTCACTGTATTAATTTTTCACGAAACGGTAATGCAGCATTGGCAGATGAAACGAAACATGCTGTCGGCGCGGTACACTACACGGTTTTCTGATTTGCTTAAAGTTAGGTAACAGGGCAGGTAAGGATCGCGGGATGATGAAGTGTCGATGATGTGGGTGGCGCTATGCCACCTAACCATCCAGCCAGGGATTAGCGACGTGCGTATCACCCAGCATTTTCATAGTAAACGCTTATGTTGCGAATGGCGTCATTGAACCAATTTGATCGTAGGATGGGTCAATCCCGCATCAATATTATCAGCGCACTCAAGTAACGCATGAGCCAATTCCCTTGCCATATCAGCACGAATGCTCAGGTGTATATCGGGGAATAGCTGTGGATCATCAACGTGACCTGTCAGTGAGTCTTTCATCTCCAGATCGAGAACTATTAGCTTGCCAACCGCACTGTATATAATGGCAAAGTCAGTAAGCTCAGGCATGCGGCCCACGTTTGATTTATACATTTTTTCACCTTCCATCATTCGTTCACAAGCCACATATCCGCTTCGTCGAACATATCTTCCAGCATCCGGTTTAGCTTCTCGCGTTCCGTCTTGCTGGCGTCACTGTTCAGCGAACTGTTACCCGCCATCGGTTTTACGCGAACCTCAGCGGCGGGGAAGATGTTATGCACTCGCTTCGTTAGCTCCGCAAGAATGATCTCCCGCGCTCCCGGTAATCCCTCTACGTTTCGCTTGTCGTAAATCAATTCTACGTACATCGCAAATATTTCTTTTACTGGTTATACATACAGTAAATATACTGTGTGTATAGCCAGTGTCAAGGCGTATTCATTCGGTGGGGGGGTGAGTGTATTTTTGTTTCACTATGTTACAAATAGAAAAGCCCCGGAGGGTAAAATCCAGGGCTTTTAGTAAGTGCGCGTGCATTTCACGTGCATAATTTTGTCGATTCTACGTCATATTACTGTCTGGTCAGTTTCAGTAACTTGTTGTTTTCTAAGTTGCTGTCATGTTGACGTCGTATCATTTTTGGTGGAGCTGGCGGGAGTTGAACCCGCGTCCGAAATTCCTACATCCTCGGTACTACATGCTTAGTCAGTCTTTACATTCGCCTGGCACCTGCGGACCGACACGCCACTACCAGACTAGCCTGATTAGTTTTAACGCTTCAACCCCAGGCAGGGCATCCACGCGATCTCTTTTGGGTTTGACCTCTCTTTGATCCCCGTCTTAAGAGCGGAAGCTAGGGAGAGAGGGCTCAGAGCAGGTTATTAAGCTGCTAAAGCGTAGTTTTCGTCGTTTGCGACTATTTTTTTGCGGCTTTTTACGAGGCCAACCGCCCCTCGGCATGCACCTTGGGTTTCGCGAATCCCGTCGAATCCAGAATCAGCCCCAAAAGTGTTGAAGCAAGTATAACAGATTTTGGCTTTGCCATGCCAGTCCATATCGCTACGACTTTCGTATGGGTTCTGTGGCATAGCGACATACGTTACTAACATCAGAGGCTTTTAGATTATTAATCATACAGATAATCTAAAATGTTAATTGCTAGACTATATTTGAAATAATTGGCAATAAATAGTGTGTATTAATGTGCAGGATTGTTCTTATTATCTATTATGCATGATATATTTTTTATGCCTCTATTTTTAAATAATTACACCTCGAAATGATATTAGGTGGATGGCCTTTTATGTGATTACCGTTCTCTATCTTTCATAACAATCACTTAATGTTTGCTAGCACAAGCTAATATTTTTGCCACTCAACAATTGTTGCATTTTTTTTTGCCTTATTCAGAAAGGTTGTTTATATGTTTAATTGCGGCTGCTGGGTGACGGCAAACGCCACAATTAATAAGAAACCATCAAAAATCATTAAGTTATCTTTCATTTAAACACTTATACCAGGCAAATCTTTGATGCTGCTTTAAATGAAGCAGTATCAATCTTTAGCGGGTGTGATGCATTCACTCCGCCGGGTTGACTGTTGTCTTTATTCGGGAGATAGCCGCCATGGCTTTAGAAAATAACCGTTCAGAATCCGTTGATATTCTTAATCGCAAAACTGGCGATCTTGTTACGCAATATTCCGGACCCGGCGATCGTGTGGTTAATATTACCCAGTCAAGCGTGGTAAGAATTAACGCCTCACCAGAATCCGTAAATTATTATCAGCGTCAGGGTGATGACCTGATCGTCCATATGCGCGACGGTTCAACGGTTCGCTATCAAAACTTTTTCCATTTGGATGCCGAGAGGTTGCACAGCGAACTGATTTTTGAAGATCAGTACGGCACCCACCATGCGGTTTTTCCCTTTGCAACCGAAGCTGGCCCTGCAGCGGCAGAAGCCGTTGTTCCGGTAATGGCAGATACGTCTTTGGGCACGCTGATTGGCGGTGAAGGCCTTTCAACAGCTGCAATCCTGTGGGGGGGTGGCTGCAGTAGGCGGTATCGCTGGCGTGGCCATTGCTGCAAGCGGTGGTGGCGGCGGTGGTAGTGGTGGCAGTGATAACGATAACGGAAACGGCGGCGGTAACGGTAACGGTGATGGAGACGGCGGAACCGGCGGTGGTGAAGACGGCGGAACCGGCGGCGGTGATGGCACTAATCCTGGCGGCGGTGATGATGGCA